TGGGCGCGGATGATTTTGTGTGTGTCTTCGTGTCTGAATATCTGAACAAGGATCTCTTGTCCGTTTTCAAGGTTGCACCGACCTACCTCGTAGATAAAGACTTTTGGTTCGGTCATAATTTCACTCCTATCGTCGGTACTTCGACCATAGGCGATCGGTATCCGCTATTGGGGGATTTCGCCGAACACTCTCTGAAAGGCTTGTTTTACAAGGGCTGGAGAGTCTGCCATAGCAGGCGAGATTTCGTAATGGTGCCAATCTCCGCCGGGTGCACCGTGGATCTCTGGCTTGCTGTACGACTTCCATGCTTGTCGAGTGCACTGCCAGCCGCGTCCAAATTTTTGTGGAAAGTAATCAAGCACACACTCAACTCCAAGCGCGTTGGCGTTAGCGATGACAATATTTAGGAAGGCGACTGCACCTTTGCGATTCGCTGTTGGGTACTTGTCAGTTTTGCGGTACGAAGCATCCCACGCGCGCCCTGTGGCGTGTACCGATAATGAGCCAGGAGTTCCCTTCATGTCGCGGACGCCCCAAGAGCCGTTGTTCCAGATAGCACCGTTGGAGTATTTAACGGCCTGCCTGATCCATTCGTCCATGCCGCTTCGTGGGCCAGCTGCGGCACCGTCGGAGTTCCCTGTGTAGGGCTTGCTGTTTACGATCTTTGGGTTTGCTGGGATAATGCTCATAGTGTTGGCGGGTCTTTTGGTCGGTCTTTAAGTCCGTTGCCTGCGAGTAGCCCGATGAGACCGCCTGCGAGGGTCATTAGCATCGGCGACAGGACTCCCCATGCTTCTGCGTCGTTAGGGCTTTGCTCGGTAGGTTGCACGACGAAGAGCAGTCCGAAGATGAGTGAGGCGATTGCCATGACGAAAGATGCTGTCAGTCCGATTCCGACGATGAGGATTAGTCGAGCTTTGATCTGTTCGTTGGATAAGCGTTTGTCTGTGGTCACGCGCAACGCCTTTCTAGTAGTCCGTTCGCTTTGGTGGTGTTGCAGTTTTCGCGGTAGCGGTCAGCACAAGCGGTCAGGACAAGTGCGAGCATGACGCTAACTAGCAGTAAACGCGGTTTCATTGGCTGTAATTTTTAGGGTCATGCTAGACCGACATCAGTGACAAGTATTTGTGCAGGAAATGTTGCGCCGCTTGAAGCCGTAAAAGTTCCTGAACCTGCTTGTCGCTGTGCCGACAATTTTAATGTGGTGCTACCTGTAGCGGTTAAATATGATGAAACATACGCCGAATAATCTTGATTTGCTAGTTGGCAATCAATAATGGCAAGTTGCAAAATAGTGTTGGACGAGTTACGAACCAACAAAGTTCCTGGGTTTGTTCCTTCGGTAGTTTTTAATAAACATCTACCTTCGACACGGTACAAACGACCAGCCACGCCAGTAAAGGTAACGGACAGCGAAGTTAAGTCAGTCAAGGTAGTTACAGTTTGGCTAAGTGATGTGTTTTCGGCTTTACCTGCAACACCGAAAGGTAAATTATTCATTTGCGCGGCTGTCAAAATGTTTCCAGCAACGAAAGTTGTGTTTAATGCCATAGATCTATCCTAGGACATTGTCTTCGTCAAGTGTGCCATATACAGCATCGTTCAAGATCAGCTCATAAACGATCGTGGTTGGCGCCGTAAAATAGGTGACAGCGTGCCCAGCCGACAAAGTAAGCCGATGCTCAAGACCTTCAATCGTCAAGTTTTGGGCAAATTGGGTTGGGCCTTCCGAAGTGGTAATTGACTTCTCAATGTTGATTACATCGCCGATGTCCAATGTGGCGAGCAGGTCTTGATCGAGTGCTGCTGTGCCGGGGAACTCGGTTCCGATTGAGTTGAAGCGTGCTTCGGGGTTGGCGTTAAGAAGGTACTCGGCGAGCGTGAGAGCTTCTGCGTCGTTATGCACAAGCGAGTCCGTAATGGATTTTGTTTGAATTAAATACGCGGCTTGAGAAGCGAGGTCTTCTGCGACTTCTGGCGACGATGCTCCAGCGTGCTGAACGGATGCACGATTGACCACCGTGTCCGCTTGGAAAGCAATATCGATTGCGCTGTAGCTAATCTTGGTTGGTGGGTTGGTGTCGTGAAACTCTGCAATAGGGACGCCTAGAACTTGCCCGATGCGCTTCTGGAAGGTAATAGTGCCTTCACGATCTACAAAGATTCTGCCTTGCTCGGCTTCCATGATCTTGTTGGCGTACCCTGCGACCGAGGTTCCGTTAGCGACCGTGTAAGCAGCTGCACCGCCAAGGGTCGCCACACCCGTCTCAATGCTCCGTGTGCCTGTGTAATCCACTTCTGGCAGATCTAGCAGGTCATCAAAACGCGCGCTCGAGAGTTGCTCTGTGACATTCCATTCGTCAAGAAAGGTCTGCCCCAGTTGATAGGAGAAGTCAGCGCAATTCACGCTAACCGTGTCAAGACCGCCAAGAGTGAAGGTGTAGTCAAAATTGATGATGTAGCCGACCCATAAATATTCCTTTACGCCGAGCGAGTCGTATCGAGAGAAGCGGACTTTGCGAAGTGGTGCAAGCCCGGGTAGAGAATTATTCGGATCGTAGTAAGGGGATGTTGTGTCAAAAGGGTTAAACACTCCGTCGGCGTAAGTGTCGTTCAAGGTGAAGTTCATCGTGCCATAAGGGAACTGGTCGCCAGTGTTTGCTCGTCCGCGTTTTGCTGTTAAGGCGATAGTGCCGTCCATGACCGTCGCGTACTGATCAGTTCCGTCTAAGACATAGTCGGCAGAGTCAAGCGTTCCCTTCGGATCGTCGTCCAATGTAAAGGCGTTCCAGTTGTATCCTGTGTCAATCTCAAGATCGTAAAGACCTGATCCGACTACCGCTACGCCTGCCATTACGCGACCGCTATGTTCGCTGGGCCATTCTGCCTGTTGAATGCTCTGATCGCGTTCACAACAGCTGTGCCGATTTCTGCGCTTGAGCCGAGACCGCCGTTGATGTTGATCGTGTAGTTGCCCATTCCACCACCGCGTCCAGATAGTGGGATGACCGCTTCAGGGCCGCGCTCACCGATCATTGCAAGCGTGGGCCCTGTCACGATTCCGCCGTCCGCGAGCATAGGGATCTCGGGGACTTCGAAGCCTTTACCGCCGATCACTGGCACCCAAGAAGGGATGTTGAAGGCAAGTTTGCCGACCGTACCGTTCCAAAGTTTCGCGATGCCGTTAAAGAGTGATTTGTAAATGTTGAAGATCGCTGTGAAGTAGGTGGTCAGTCCGTCAAAGACTGCCTTCCCGCCTTTCAGCATTCCTTTGAAGACTGTGTCTACTATTTTTCGGACGCTGTCAAACTTTATATACAGCGCCGCAAGTACCGCTATAAATGCGACTATTGCCAATGCGATCAAAGTAATAGGGTTGGCTAGTAAAAGCGCGTTAAATACTGTTACCACCCCGTTCACGATCATTTGGGCGGCTGCATAAACTTTCATAGCCGCATTGAGTGTCAAAATGACGGCAGCGATGCCACCGATTGCGCCTGCGATAATTAAGAAGACTTGCGTGTTGTTTTGCGCCCAATCGCCAAATGCGATCAAGTAAGGCAAAAGCGCTTCGACAACTGGGATCAATGCAGCGCCGATTGATTCCTTGGTCTCTGCCAACGCAATTCCGAGACGCTTCATTCCGCCTTCGGCAGTGTTAGCAGCTGCGGCAGATGCACCACCGAAAGATCCGCCAAGGACATTGATTACATCTTCAAGCGTTGCACCGTCTTTTATCATCGCTTTTATTTCTGGCGACAGTGCTTGCAGACCTTTCATGTTGCCGCCGTAAGCCTTGGCGAGAGCGTCGGAGACGGTCGCTAGATCTTTGCCTGATCCTGCGGAGATGTCTTGTGCAAGTGCTAGCGCGTCGGTGGCTGTGGCAATGTCTTTAGTCCCGCGCACAAGTGAAGCGAATGCCGGGCGTAGTTCAGAATCGGCGACGCCTGACGCAAGACTCATCTTCGAGATCATGTCTTCTGTCGCTTTGATCTGTTCGTCTGTCGCGCCAGTGACATTCTCAAGCGCGAGCGCAAGCTGTACCTGTTCGGCTTGGTCTTCCATTGCGGCCTTGGTAGCGCCTACTAAAGCGAAGCCGAGACCTGCGATTGCGGCTGCTGCTGGGACTGCTGCTTTCTTGATTGCGAACGATGCTTTCTTAGATGCGCCCTCAAGCGACTGGAACTCTTTGATCGCTTTTTGTGTGCCCTTGGCATCAAACTCGGAGATAATTGGGATATTTACTGATGCCATTACGAGACCACATTCCGATCAACTTTTTCCATAACAGTCTCCACGATTCGCCGCATCTCCGATTCGACTGTGCCTTGGTTCTTTTCCATTGCTTTCCACATTACTCTTGATCGCATGCCGTAGCGCGCCGAGAGTGCACGACCGAGTCTTCCATTCGCGGCCATGTCAAAGAGTGTTCCAGTTGATCCCAAATAAACAATGTTGAAGACGCCGACATTGCGGATCTGTCCACGAAACTCCGAGACCTTTTTAGTGTTGATCTTGGCGGAGATCTTTTGCTTGCGTCCAGCGTCCCAAGGAAGCATCTTGAAGCCCGAAGGCGTAGTCCAGCTGCGAGCCATACCAGATAGCGGCACCGTGTTAGGGATCAGTGCAAGCGCGTCATTGATGACAGGTTTTGCGACATTGCGGAAGTCTTTTGCGATTTGGTTACGAAGCCCGGGTTCTACAGAGTTGAGCTGCTTGATCGCGTCTTTCAGACCGTAGACCTCGATCTTGGTGTTAAGTCCGTCAGCCATGTCACCTCTTTTTGTTTTGTTTTTCTAGCACTGCGACAATGGTACTTAGGTCTCGCGTGTCGAAGGTGTCAGCGTAGAAAGTGGGAGCCCACCCTGTCGCGACTACAAGTTCGGCGAGTTGTCGCCTGTAGCCGCGTCCGTAGGGTTTGGGTCTGTTGAGTCCTCTACGCCGATCTCAACATCTGGATTCTGTTTTAACCATTCGCGCCAAGTAGCAGGAAGAGTTTCGCCTTTAATGCCGAGCATGATGTACGCCCAGCAAGCCATATCGGATGCACCGATTCCGCGTCCGTCGGAGACTCGACGATTCTCTAGGCGTTCCCATTCAGAGATCGCAAAAAGGTTTGTAATTAGTAACTCTTTTTTGTCTCCGCGTGTGAGCGTAAGTTTGATCTTCATTGTGTTTCCTTTCGTCGGGCCAAGGAAGGCCGAAGATTATGGGTTGGTAGTGTCAGCGGAGAAGACGCCACCCATGAGAGTGATGTCAATCGATTGCAGCTCACCGAGCGAAGCCGAGATCACTGGGAGCGTCTCGAGATAGCAGTTGGTGAGTGTGAAGCCCGGGTTAGTTGCCGAGTCCACTGCCGAAGTTGGTTTGACAATGACAGTTGTCTTGGTGCCGACGAGTGGAGCAAGAGTTGCATAAGTGGCGCTTGCTTCGTAGCTCAAAAACAGGGTCAGGGTACATTCATTATCTTCAAGACCAGCCGTGAAGGTGTTTGAAGTATTTCCAAAGACCGTGTCGTTCAAAGCCGTGACAGTGCGATTCAAGACGGCGCTTGTGCACCAACCTGTCAGCGCGGTTCCGCCGAGAGTGACAACTGGATTTGAGAGGATTGTGGAAGTGGCCATGTGAGTTACTCCTTGGAAGTGTTGGATTTAGTTTGACACATAATAAGACCGAGAGTGTGGATTAGGCAGTCTGCACGACAGTCGAGACCGACAGCTCATAAGCAGGAAGCGTCGAGCCACCGATATCTAGGTTTGTAGGGCGTCCAGAAACCACGCCGATATTGAGTGCATAGATCTGGGCGAGGATATTTAGAAGGCTCTTTTGAGCGTCAAGGTTGCCCGGGCCTAGCGTGATGATCTGGAGCGTGAAGTTGAGTTTTGCGACATTGTAGTTGTAGCCGTCAATGGAGTCGATATTGACAAACACTGAAGGCGGCGTGATATTGCGTGGATCGTTATTGACTTGTAGACCGCTCACCGTTGAGAGCTTTGCTACTAGATCGTCGTAGCCTTCGTTAAATAGATCTGTGTAGTTAGGTACAGGCATCAGGCGACCTGTGGGCGATCAATCCCGAGCAACTGGCGGATCATTCCGTTCAGACCCATAACTGGAGTTACGCCCATATTTTGGAACGAAGCGAATTGATCAATAGATCCGCGCTGGCGATACAAGGCTCCACCGTACATTTGCGTCCCTAAAAAGACATCTTGTGAAGGGACAGTCGTAAGCGAATCCACATAGCCTGCTTCCATTCTTCGGCGCCACGCGAACTGCGACGAAGCTGCGGCGCACACTGTTAGGAACGCGGCGTCAGCTGCGGTCGCTGTGCCGATGCCGATCCAGTCCTCAAGGTTCGCTGCAGTGACCCAAGTGCAAGTCTGCGTAATAGTTAGCGTGCCAGAAGCGGCAGTGCGCGCGACATCATCGGCGGTCTTTGCGACGAGCACTTGATTTGCGATTGGGTAATTGACATCGTAAATGAGATCGCCTTCGGTATCAATGCCGACATAGAGATATTGCGGTAATGCGCGAACTGTGTAAGTT